CTTCAACAAACATAGCTTATAATGCTTTTACGGCAAACGGTAGTCTTGATACTGCAAATGGAACTGTAACTGAAAGAGGATTTTATATAGGAACTGATTCCTTATATTCAAATAACACTAAGTACATTGAAGGAGGCACTTCTACAGGGGCTTACTCTTACTATTTTGGAGGAGCATCACAAAGCACAACATATTATGTTACTGCTTATGCAATAAATGAGCATGGCATTGGAGTTGGTTCAACTATTACGACAACAACAACAGCGCCAACGTATGTTTACGCTACTTATTTAGGTTGTGAAGACAGTCTTTTAATTCAAATATTTAGAGTTATAGAAACAACTCCGTTCCCTAATGTTATTAAATATAACGGAACATGTTATAGTTACTCTGCAAGCACAAGCACTACATCAAGTGTAGATGTTACAACAGACACTTTTGATAATTGTGATGAATGTGTTGGGGATGATGATGACGGAGGAGGAGGAACTGGTTTTACCTCTGAAAACTTTACTATACAATTGTGTGATGGTACAGGGTCCTCTTATATTGTTACAATAAATAATATACCAACAAGCGGTTCTACCACAATATCAGATTTTATAGTAAACGCATCAGTTAGATTAAATGGAAACTACGGACAACCAGTATCATCATATCCTCAATTCGATGGTGATGCTAATTATAAAATTACAGCTGTTGGAACTGCTAATCCTTTGGTAACCTTAGCCTATGTAGGAATAGTGGCAGATTGTACAGATTGGCCTTCAGAACCACCACCTACACCATCTGGTCTTTATTATTTCCTAGTTGGATGTACCAGAGCTGACGGAACAGGTCCTCAAGGAGGTTATAAATTTTTAACTCAAGCACCTCAAAATGATCAGAGATTTGTTGATGGTGCTTCAGGTACAGGAAGTGGTCAAGATTATGATTATTACCGTTATGATGGTAGAGCTGGGCTTGAGACAACATCAGACAGAATATTAGGAACAGATATAATACCGGTGGGGGGAAGCTTTGGATGTCCTGTGCCGACTCCACCAACCCCAACTCCAACGCCTACACCGACTACCATAGAAGTTTACTTCCAAGTAAGAGAATGTTATGCTGCAAGTAGCGCTACTACATATTATTATAAAGTTACAAACTGGGCGGGAGATCCAAACACGCCTGCTGATGAGTTACAAGGTGTTCTTGATGCATTTATAGGTAGAGCTATGACAGTAAGTGGAGGTAATGACGACTCAAAATATTGGGAAATAGTAGGTGCAGATCAAACACAAGGATCCACTTATACAGTAACTTATGTTACAATACAAAGTTCTTGTGAAGGCTTTACTCCGCCTCCAACCCCACCAGCGCCTACGCCGCCACCAGTGCCGCCTATAATTTATGGTCAGTATTTAAATTGTGATGGATTTGATGATGTAGCGTATGTTAGTGCACCTTCGGGAACAACTTTCCCTAATGTATTAAAAATATCTGGTATTTGTTATCAATACTCAAGTCTTAGCGGAAGCACTGGTGCTTTATATTCTAACTATGATGATTTCACCACTTGTTTTGATTGTCAGCAAAGCGTACCATCACCGCCGCCGCCGAGCCCGCCAACACCGACTTGTTTTGCTATAAACAATATGTCAACAGGAAGCTCTGCGACTTTAGCGTGTAATCCTTCGAGATACGAGACAATGTACTTTAATAATTCATCTTTCTGTCAAGCATCTAACTTCTTTAGAACTGACGCAAATTGTGGTACATCAGTTGCAGACACTTATGTAAGTAATGGATCATATTATAGACAATGGTCTAGTGGTCAATTTGGGCCTTGTCTAATTTGTCAGCAACAATAATTTTAATACCTTTATAAAAATTTAATCTAATAAAATGCATGAAATACCAAATTTTTTATCGCACGAACAGTGTGATGAAATAATTAAATTAATAGATGCTAACCATTCTCGTTCCTCTGTTGTGGTTGGAGGGACAGATAGGTCAGACATTACAGAGCATCGAACTTCTTCAACTAGTAATTTAGACCCTAGCATAGATGTAATTAAAAATGTTCATCAAAAAATATCAGATTTTTTAGTTTTACCTTTAGAAAAAGGAGAATCTCTGCAAGGACAGCTATATGAGCCTGGTCAATACTTTAGACCACATAATGATTTTTTTAGTGGACCTGCATACAATATGCACTGTCGAGCTTCAGGAAACAGAACACATACTTTGATGGTATATTTAAATGACGATTTTGATGGCGGTGAAACAAACTTTCCAAACCTAAATAAAGTTGTCAAGCCTGAAAAAGGTAAAGCTATTTGGTGGAAAAATATGGAGGATGGAATAACTTTAACAGATTCTTTACATGAAGGTGTTACTGTTAAAACTGGGAAAAAATATATTGTTACATCATGGTGGCGAGAAAATAAATGGGATGGGGTTGGTGATTTAACAAAATATGAAGAGTTTAAAAATTTACAACCTGTACCTTACGAAAGTGCTGTGGTTCAAAAACCAGAGCCTATAATGGAAAGTAAAATTGTAAAGGCAACACAAAATAAATTAGACCCAAACCAACCTATACCAAAACTTACAGAAAATGGTTTTGAGCTTACTAAGTGTCCTGATGATATGTGGAATCTAATTAAAGATTGTTACAATTTAATTAAAGATAAAGAGACAGTTGAAGCTTTTGATGGCAAAGAAACGTATGTTCCTGGAGAAACAAAGCTTTTAAGTTTTGATAATATTCCTTCTGTAAAAAAAATATTACATAAAGAATTACAACCAATTCATGAAGACTTTTGCGGAAGAAAACTAGAACCGTCTTTTATTTACGGTATTAGATCCTACGAAAAAGGCTCTAGCTTAACAGAGCATGTTGACAGAGTAGAAACACATCATATTTCTAGTATTATAATTGTAGACAAAGATTTGACTTGCGGCTGTCAAAACAAAAAATACGCTGATGATTGGCCGCTAGATATACAAGGTCATGATGGTGAATGGTATAAAGTGTATGCACAACCAGGCGATATGATACTTTATGAATCAGCAATATGTAAACACGCTCGTAAGGAATTATTTGGTGGTAAATATTTTAGGAACTTTTATGTGCATTACAAGCTTGTATGATTGTTCATTTTTTAGCACCAGATGATAAAAAAATATGGCCAGAATTATGGAAAAAATGTTTGCAGTCTTGGAACAAATACACTTGTGTTGTAAAAATATGGAATGATAAAGAAATAGACGATTATTTAAAATGCTATGACCCAGAGTTTTACAAAATTATAGATAAGCTTCACAAAATTTTTAAACTTGATTACGTCAGATATGTAATTCTTGAAAATATAGGCGGTGTATATGCTGACATGGATATTGAACTCATCTCTCCTTTTATACACCAACTTGATAAAAATAAAATATACATCATAGGAGCAAGCAGTGAAGATGAGTATGTGCAAAATAGTTTGATGATATCTCCACCTAGTAATTTCTGGAGTGATTATCTTTTATTTTGTAGACAAAATATTATAACTAACATTGACACTGTATCTAAGTACCCCCATATAAAGGAGCACATACCGGGGTACATTGTAAGAAAGACAGTTGGACCTATAGCTTTATCTGAATTTATACAATCAAACTATTACGATTCTATTGAAATATTACCAGCTGATTTATTTAATAACTCCAAAAATATAAGTTTTACTAAACACCATCAAACAGGCACGTGGGGGTTTTTTGATTAGCACCAATAAATTTTTGTAAATTTGTACATAATTTATTTTTATGTCCTGTAAAACATATCAGTTAATCTGTCCACTTGACGCAAATCAGCCTTGTTCATGGGAAATAGGATGTTGTGCTACTGATTTAGTTGGTTTAGACGAAGTAACTATACAGCCAAATCAATTAATACAAGTATGTTTAGATACATCAGGACATTACGGACAGTTATCAGGTTCTGGATATATAAATTTAATTACAACGGAAGGGTACTCAGAAGGTCCTATTGACACAAGTTGTTCTACGCAATGTGGAGACCAGAACTCAAGTCCCATACCAACACCTCCTAGTCCACCAACACCACCAACGCCTCCTAGTCCACCAACACCAGCTCCAACACCAAGTGTTGTAACTTGTTTACAAGGAGAAAATACCGTATCATTTGGCGTAGAAGGTGGTGTAAATGTATATCAATTCAACGGATCTTATGCTACTCCTTACGCCACAAACGTTGGAACTTATGTATTAAAAGATATACCTGCTAGTCATCCTATAGCATTTCAAAATTTTAATTTAACTAATGTAATAACGTATACAGGTACAAACGCAGTAGGACCAAAAGTAGGTTTAGATGGCAACACCTATACTTATTACTGGGGTGATGTAACCATTACAGTCGTGGGAGGTTATGGAACAATAAGCTATGAATGTTATTATCATGGCTATATGGGTGGACAAAATAATTTAGTTTATAACTCAAATGTATGTAGCGTGCCTGGTTCTCCAACGCCTACACCTACACCACCGAGCCCGCCCACTCCTAGCACAGTACCGCCTATACCATCGCCGATTACAACTAATTATACTTTATCATACAGCGATAGTGTTCAAGGCTGGCCATCATTTTATTCTTATAATCCTGACTTTATGGTGGGTATGAATAATTATTTATATTCTTTTAAAGGTGGTAATTTATATCGACACAACACAAATGAGTTGAGAAACAATTATTATGGGGAACAATTTAATAGTCAAATTACAACTGTATTTAACGAGTCGCCACTTGAAAACAAAATATTCAAATCTTTAAATTTAGAATCAGATTCTGCATGGACAGCTACTATGGAGTCTGATATACAAACAAGAGGATTTATTGATTATAGATGGTTTGAAAAAAAGGAGGGGGCATATTTTGCCTACATAAGAAAAACTGGAACTACACCTGCAATTCCGGGTGAGTATGCGTATAGGTCAGCACAAGGGGTAGGTAAAGCAAGCTCTTGGTCTGAAACTACTAATATATTGACACTTAATTTTCCAGTTAGTCCCATTGTTGATATTAGTTATGTTAACATTGGAGACTACATTTATTTTTCAGAAGGTGCATATACAACAATAAGTTTTAGTGGACAAGTAACAAACGTAGAAGTTAATCTTGTGAGTGGTATAAATAGACTATTTGTTAATACTAACTTTACACAGAGTATTATTATAAGTGAAATTACGCCATTTATTTTAGCCCTAAGAAATACAGAGGCAGAGGATGTGGGTGTACTAGGTCACCAAATGACAGTCACTATAGAAAACTTTAACACCACAGCTACTGAATTGTTTGCTATAGAGTCGGAAGTTATGAAAAGCTTTCCGTAAATTTAGTATCTTTGCATAGAATGGAATTTAATATACGAAAGTTAAATCCATCTGATTATGAGGATGTTTTGGTAAAATGGTGGAAAGACTGGAATTTTGAACCTCCAAGTAAGTCTTTTTTACCTGACCAAGGTGAAGGTGGTTTAATGGTTTTGCTCAATGACAAACCTGTTTGTGCGGGATTTATTTACTTTACAAATTCAAAAGTATCCTGGATAGAATGGATTATTTCAGACAAAAACCATAGAGTAAAAAGAAAAGAATGTTTGAAAATGTTAATTGAAAATTTAACATCAGTAAGTAAAAACAATGGTATGGAGTACGTATTTGCAAATAATAATAATAGGTTTTTGATTGATACATACTTAAATTTAGATTTTAAAAAAGGCAACATTTCAACTGAGTTAATTAAAATATTATAATATGGGTTTAGAAACGGCAGCATTAGTTTCAATTGGGTCAGCTGCATTAGGCTCTGGAATGAGCTTTGCTCAAGCATCCAAACAAAGAAAACTACAACAACAAGCAGAGACAGCAGCACAAAAAGCTTTTGATGAAGCAAAAGCAAAATTAGATGTAAATTATTTAGAAGGCTTAACAATAGCGAAAGAACCTTTTGAGTTGGAAAGAGAAGCATTAGCTCAAGCAGGTGCAGCTGCATTGCAAGCAGGAATCGAAGGAGACCAAAGGGGTGCTGGCGCTGTAGCGGGAAGAGTACTAATGGCTCAGCAACAACAACAAGCCCAGCAACGAGCTGCTATGGCACGTGA